ATGATCGAAAAGACCCCCGAGCGCGAGACGATGGAATTCGCCATCGAGGCGGTCATATCGCTCATCAATGAAGTTACGTCCAACGATGAGGACTTCGAGAAAGCCCAGGCCAGCTACTTCCCTCAGTTCGTCGACCTTCTAAACGATCAAGGGAAAGCGCTCTTCAAGGAAGTCATAGAGTCCCTGCAGACTAGAGCCGAAATGATCCGGGCCGCGAGCGGGGTATCGGTATGATAGACCTTGAAGCCCTCGCCAAATGGGCTGAATCGGTCCTCGAAACTGAGGCCGTGAGCGTTCAAACGCGTGAACAGGCGGAGCGCGATGACAAATAAATCCGCCGTTCAGCCCGTTCGCCCCTGGCCCGAATGGATGCGCGCAGACGTAGCCTCGGAGTACTGCGGACTCTCCGAGTCCTACCTTCGAGGTCTCGCATCGGCCGAGGCCATTGCGGCGACCAAGCCAGCACCGAAGATCCTCCTCTTCAAGCGTACCGACCTCGACGAGTACCTAACCAGAACCAGAAAGGAAGCGATCGTATGAAAACCCCGTATGTCTATCATACCAAGGAGCCGCCAATCGATAACGACTCGCAATGCTCAGGTGCAATCGGATGCGAGCTATGCCGCGGATGTACCCGCTATTCATCGCTTCCGAAGGACGGCCGGTTCCTACTGAGCGCTCCGGGGAATCAGCGCTCATGTATGGCATACCGCCCACTCGATAAACTGCATTCATAGCCGGCCAAGCCGGCAGCACGATCGGAGGACTGATTTATGAACGAGCTAATCCCGTTTTCCGAAATGGGACAGATGGCCGATACCATGTTCCGCTCGGGTATGTTCGGAAAAACCAAAGAGCAGCTTTTATCGCTCATGCTCATCGCCCACGCTGAAGGTATCCATCCTGCTATCGCGGCCATGGAATACGACGTTATCAAAGGCCGGCCGGCAATCAATAGTCGCTCTGCGCTTGCGCGCTTCCAGTCAGCCGGTGGGTCGGTTAAGTGGCTAGAGCGAACGGACAAGAAGGTATCCGCGAAATTCACCCATCCCCAGGGCGGGGAAGTGGTCATCGACTGGACCATAGAACGCGCCAAGGCCGCGGGCTATACGGAAAAGGAGAACAGAGACGGAAGCCCGAATATGTGGCAGAAAGTCCCGGCTCAAATGCTTGCCGCTCGTACCATTGCTGAGGGCGTTCGCGCAGTATACCCCGCCTGCCTCTCGAGAATGTACACCGTGGAGGAGGTGCAGGATATCGAACAGCCGGAGATGAGGCCCGCCGTCCCTAATGAACCAGACGCGACGCCGGCAAGAGCGGACGTAGTAATCGAGATTCCCGAATCGGTTGATGAACTATGCAAGGCGCTTTTGGAATATGACGAGCAAGGATTCATACCCGAATCCGCCCACGACACAATCGAAGCAGAGCTCGGTACCGAGAAGAAGGACATACAAGTCCTGGCCGTTCTACTCCAAAGAGTCAAGAACGCCAACGCCTTATGGCTCGAAAAGAACGGCCAACGAACCTGGATGGAAGTAAAGAAGCTCATCGAGGAAAAGGAGAACAAGGAAAATGAAAACTCTCTCTTATAACGATAAGGTCCACGAGTACAAGCTCGTTGACGATTCCGGCGCAGAGACAATCCTTCCTTCCGTAACGCAGATCGCTTCCGCCGTAACGGGAAAAAACCTCTCGGGCATTCCTAAAGACGTACTAGAGAAAGCACGAAAGCGCGGAAACTTAATTCATGCCGACGTAGATAACAGGACCTTCGCTACCCCTGAGGGGAAATGGATCAAAGGGCAGCTTCCTCCGCTCTATGTCACCGAGCGGTCGGACTTCGGAGAGATAGACGGCCTCGTGTATGCAGGCACTTGCGATATCCTAGCAGACGACGAACTCGATGATATCAAGACCATCTTCGCCAAGGAGCCTCTTTACTGGACGATTCAGCTAAACCTCTATAGGCGAATGTATGACGGCATGAACAAGCTTAACGTGTTTTGGACCCCCGATTCAGGTAGCTATGTGCGAGTACCGATTCAGATCCTGAACGACGCGCAAATGAACGATATCATATCAGCTTATCGCAATGGCCGCGTCCTTCCTAAGGACTGGCTGGCCGAAGAAGCGCCCGAGGCCCCGACGCTCGACCTCGTGGTTTATAACCAGACCCCCGGAGAGCTCGCCACCAACGCCCGCGTTATCCTCGCTACGGTCAAGAAGCAACTGGAAGGCTACAAGGCCGAGAACTATAGCGAGACCAATATCGCCGATGCGAAGAAGGCCAAGGCAGAGCTTAACAACGCGGCTAAGACCATCGACGCCAGGCGCCTCGAACTCGAAAAGGAATTCAACAAGCCCTTCATGGAATTCAAGGACGTAGTGAAGGAAATCGTATCCGAAATTGGCAAGGTCTCCGGCGCTATCGATCGGGTGGTGAAAGAGGTCGAGCAGCGAGAGAAGGACGAGAAGAAGAAGATCATCGAGACGTTCTTCTCGTCGACCAAGTGCGAGCTCTTCCCACTCGACAAGATATTCAATCCCACCTGGCTGAATAAGGGTACGAAAATCAAGGACGTAGAAGTCGAGATTACCGCGAAGATCGAGAAGGTCAACTCGGACCTCGGAGTCTTGGACCGGGTAGGCGAACCGAAAGCACGGGCGCTTTATCTCGATACACTCAACCTAGATAGCGCCCTCGCCGAAGCGGACAAGATCAAGGCCAACGAAGCCCGCCTTGCGGCGATAGACAAGGCTAGGGTGGAATTGGCGGTTCCAGCAGTACAGGCGCCCATGGCTCCGGCGTCCTCGGCTCCGGAAGCAGACGAGCCGCCTATAGACGTATCGTTCGAGGTTGTGCGAGCCCCGGCAGAACCCGTGACGGGAGAACTACTCAAGCGAACGTTCGAGGTCGAGTGTACCAAGGAAATGCTTATCGCCTTGGGTAGCTTCATGAACGCGAACGGCATCAAGTTCAAGAAGCTCTAGGAAAGCACGATGAAGCTGAAGCTGTCGCGTATTACCAGGATCAAGAGCGGTACCGCCTCAATCGTATCGTTCCAGGTTCCGGTAGAGCGACAGGCCGAGTACATCGCGCTCATTAAGAAGTGCCCGGACCATCTATTCGACGTGGAGATTTCTACGCCGCATAAGCCGCGGACCACAGGAGAGAATTCACAGAACCACGCCTTGAACGGGACGATCCAGCAAATTGCTATGGATACAGGGAACGACTTCACCGACGTAAAGCTCTATGTCAAGCGAAGGGCGTACGCGCGCGGGCTACCCTTCTTGACGAAGCCGGACGGGACGATTGTCCTATCGCTCGTCGATGGCCAGCCCATGCCCATAAGCGAAACGGATATGTCTACGGTCGAGTGCGGATGGTGTATCGATGAAGCGATGATCCTGGCTTCAGAGCTAGGAATAATCCTGAACTATTAGGAGGAGGAGAAGATTGAAAGCAAGCAAGTTCCAGGTGAACCACGGGGAGTATGCCGTCGTAGCGACGTACTCGAATTACAACGACGTGACCGACCAGACCGAAGAGACCACGCTCCGAACGCACGAGAAGCCCCGGGGCCGGTTCTATACCGACCTCGCCGACCTCGCGTTCAAGGCCCGCGATTTCTTCAAGCTCGGCGAGCTCCGGCTCACGATATCGACCATCAGCTTCACCGACAACGACAACGGCCGTTCGGTCAGGCTTCAGATGGAGACGGAAGGCGAGCATCCTATCAAGGTCCAGCCGCCCGCCGTCAGCCGCAAGCCGTTCATCAAGCCCGGCGAGGAGGCGCCGGATCCCGAGAGCCAGAAGAACATATTCCTCGAGGCGGTCAACCTCGTGGAGAACCGCATCAGCGAATACCTGAACGGCGACCGGGAACAGCCCGAGCTTCCGATGAAACCCGAGCAACCATCCAAGGCCGCCCGGAAGAAGGGAATCCTCGGCCTCTTCGGGCCGAAGGAAGGAGAAGAATAATGGACAATGGCATGATCGCCCCCGACGGCTCGACCGGCTTTAGCTTCGGCGCGGCCTTGAGCTACATGCAGGAAGGGCGCCTCGTTCGCCGTCAGGGATGGAACGGAAAGGGTATGCACATCGCCATGGCGGGCGGCTATCCTCGCGGCGTCCTCGCCAGCATGGACGCGGCCCGTTGCATGGGCGCCGAACTCGGCGACGAGATCAAGGTCCGGCCCTATATCGTCATGAAGGACGCGCAGGGATTCATGGTATGCGGGTGGCTCGCCTCGCAGACCGACATGCTGGCCGACGATTGGGAGGTCGTCGAGTAATGCCGGACATCCGCTTCTCTGTTCCACAGCCCGTGCATTCATGGATCATGGAGGCGGGCGCGCTAAGAGGCTTCACCGGAAAATATGGCGTATCAGCCTTCGCCCGGTTTCTCGCATACGAGGCCTTGCACTTGACGAGCGGATTCAAGCCCAGGCCGATCATCGTACAGCCAACATATGAGCAGCAGAGGATTGAGCTCGAGGCCTATGCAATGGCTATGGGCTACGACAGCGTAGAAGGATTCGCCCTCAAGGCGATGGAGAGGATCATGAGCAAGGAATCGGCCACAGGACGCCGTGGAGAGGCGTACGAGGCCATCAGGGCTAAACTACTGGCCGAGAGCCAGGAGGAAGCCATAGCGGTACAGCAGGAGGCCAGTGCGGCTATGTGAAGGGAGGTGATCGACCCTCTCGCGGCCCGGCGCGTTATCCGGGAGACATGGGAGCGTAGGCGAAACGGTAGACGCTGGCGGTGCCGAAAGCACTCCGCCGTCATCCCGACCGAAGGCACGCAAGAGTGAAGGCGTGGTGAGAATCGGGGAGCGGGTTCGACTCCCGCCGCTTCCACTTTGCTACCATGGCGCTGAGAGGCGAAGCATCTACTTCGATCCAGGTGAAGAAGTAGCGGGCGGCTCGCGGCCTTGAATTGAGGCTGAGGAAAACCTAGCGGATAAACGCGAGCATAGATCAACCCGCCTGGCTACGGCGTTAAATGGTGCGCAACTCCCCGATGCGGTGGAACCGGGGTTAATTGGGAGCGGGCTGGTCGGTTATCAGTCGCGCGAAAAACGGGTTCGACTCCCGCCGCTTCCAGAATCTAGCTCGTATGGGCTGGTTATCGCTATCCATCGGAGGTTGACATGAAGAGTGCCAGACTCCTGCTGTTGCTTGCATGTCTGCTGGTCGCTATGACAGCAACAGCGGCGGCTTACGAGCCGACCAACGGAACCGCGCTTGGTTCCATCATCATAGAGACCAAGATCAACGCGAAGGAGGAAGTAGTCAGCTTGCTGAGTCTCGCTGATGAAAGATCGACCATCCCGGTCGTACCTATCCCAGCGAAGGACAAGGCAAACACATACATATTTGGATTCGACATGGTTTTTAGCCTATACGACAAAGACGAAATGCTTGGGAGGGTCAACCGGGTTAATTCCCGGTTCACCTGACCTTGATTCTATAGCTAGTTGATCGTTAGTGCGCCGTCAGCATCGGCGCACTTTGGGGGCGAATGGCTAGGCGGGTTCGATTCCCGCGGCCCCCATATGAGCGTTAAGCAGGTTTTATTCGAATACCTTGATACCCTCGCGGCCGGTTCAATATCGGGGTGGAGACTATTCGAGGACATAGCCAAGAGGACAGGGAGGAAGACCTATCCGCAGACGCTACTCGATTATGCCCGGGAATACACCGAGCTAGCCGGGGCGGAATTCAATTGCATAGACAACCAGAAGAGCGTTTATTTCTACAAGCCGGGCGCTAAGATAGCCAGCGCGATATTCGACTAAGGGGAAGGCATGAGCGACAACAAGAAGTATTACTACCTGAAGGTCAGGGAGACGTTCTTCGACAGCGAGGAAATGAAAATACTCGAGAGTCAGAAGAACGGAATTCAGTACCAGAACCTATACCTCAAGCTATGCCTGCTCTCCCTGAAATCAGGCGGCGCGCTCATGTTCAAGGACGTGTTCCCCTACGATTTCGACATGCTTTCGACCGTTCTTCGAGTCTCGATTGACACCATAAAAACCGGCGTCGATATCTTCACAAAGCTCGGACTCGTCGAGATTATTGACGGCGGAATAATTTTTATGTCCGATCTTCAAACCTTAATCGGGCGAAGTTCGACGGAAGCCGAGCGCGTAAACACTTACAGAGCAAGGATAAAGGAAAAAAAGGGGTGTACAAATGTACAAGAAATGTACGCGACCTGTACACCAGAGTTAGAGTTAGAGATAGAGAAAGAGAAAGAGAAAGAGATAGATACCGGACGTACTTTTCCTCCCCCTTCGGAAGGAATCGAACCCCAGGAAATCCCCGCCCTCAACGCCTCCTCACGGCTCGAAAAAGCCCGCCAGCGATGGAACGGACACGCAGGGCTCCCGACCTATCGGTATCTCCCCATGTCGATGCCGGCCGAGCAGCGGGGCGAGGCCTTGCGGACTCTCGGAGCGTATACCGACGAGGAAGTCGCCGAGGCGATAGATGCCTACGCGACGATCTTCTCTTCGCCGAAGCACAAGGCCTTCCCGACCTATGTAACCTTCATGGGCTTCATGCGCGGAGGTATCGAGACCTACGGGCCGGACGCCAATCCCTTCGAGCGATGCAAGATCGCCCTGAAACCCGGCGAATACGTCGACCCCGACGCCGACGAGAAGGCCGAGAAAGCCCGCAGGAGGGCCGCTGAGATCGAAGCGGAAATCAATCGAAACAAGGACGAGCCTGACGTACAGATAGACCCCTCGACGATAATTGGAAACCTAGCCGGATGGATCAAGGATAAATCAAAACTAGGAGGAGTGGATGACGGAAGTAACAAGCCCGGACACGACTGAACGGAAGCACAATGCACCTGATTGGATGCGGTTAACCAAGATCAAGAAAGTCCCGGACACCAAGACTAGAAGGGGGAAGAATCGTGAAAAAGCTAAACATTGAACAGGTACTTATCGGCTTCGGAATCTTCACGGTTGGATTCGTTATCGCCGTGTTTATCCTAAGCCTATCAGCCGAACCGACGCCCCCGGCGAACCTAGTCGTACAGATGGAATTCCGTACCGGATACCCGCCCCTCGATATGCCAGCCCTCTCGGTCTACGAGTACGAGGGAGTCGTCACGATGGTAAGCTCGCAGCGTATCGATGAGGAAAGGCTCCTCCTGTTCAACGTCTACGGCGGATCGGTACCATACGATATTCTTACCGAGCCCATTGGCTGGACGACACTCCCGGCGAACCTTTTGGAGATACTTCGATGACCCCAAGAGAGCTAGAGGACTTCGACTTTCAGCACCCGGAGATCGTCGTGTCAGACGAGCGCGCCGAGGAAGAGGCTGATGAGGAAATCGACGAGTACCTTGACGCCGAAGAAGAGGCGGAACTTTCAGAGCAGGAGCTTGATTCTCTCAGGCATGGATACCTCGAGAGAGCGAGAAAGTCGTGATAACCCTACTACGCTGGCTATACTGCGCAACCTGGCACCTAGCTAAAGGACGGAAGAAATGACCAACAAACTAATCGAGACGATCCGCGAGGCGTTGGATGTCGCGAAGTACCATAACGAAGATGTAGATGAAGCCCTCGCCGCCCTCGACCAGCTTGCCGCCGAGATAAAGCCGCAGGAGCCGAGCGAGGATGCGGACGACGGCGAAGCGTTGCGATCCGAGGCAGAATTTCAGTGCGACAGATGGCTGGAACTGCCAAGGAACTATAGCGATATATGCCCAAAGTATGGTCACGGTGATAGAGCGCTAAAAGCGTGCGGGTTTATAGATGGCTTTTTGATGCACTCCACCCTCATAACCGCCCGCGACGCCCGCCTAAAAGCCGAGGCGCTACGGGAAGCCGAGACACTATTCGGTGATATATGGGAACGTCTCTGCCCTGCCGGGTGGGACAAGGGAGACTGGGTATACGAGTGCATGAAGGTACGGCGTGACCTCACCGACGATCCGAAGGAGGCGCATCTTGTCTATATGCACGGAGAAGCTCCGCCTGTCGTAGTATACGCACCCTGCCCCGAGTGTGGATCGAAGTACCCGAACCCTCATGCTCCAACCTGTTCAATCGGCGAGGCATTCCAGTGACCGCCCCCGAGATTGACCGCCTACTGATCCTGGGAAGGGCCGGAAAGCTGACACCCGTCGAACAGGGTCAACTCGCCGACCTACTCAACGAGTACCGGGGCCATGCCCATAGGCTCGAGAGGTGCATCCATGAATTCGTCAAGAAAGCGGAGAAGGCAAGGCCATGAACTTTCTCGACCTGTTCGCGGGTATCGGCGGCTTCGCTCTCGGCGCAGAATGGGCCGGACTTCGCTTCGATCGACATTATTTTTCGGAGGTTGACGACTATGCAATCAGCGTTTATCGAAAGCGCTTCGCCGATGCCATCGCCCTTGGAGATATCCGCGCCATTCGAGGAGCCGACCTGCCCGAAGGCGAGTGGATCATCGCGGGCGGTTTCCCCTGCCAGGATATTTCCGTCGCTGGTAAAGGCGTTGGGCTGGCAGGTGAGCGAAGCGGCCTATTCTTCGAGGCCATCCGACTTGTTGGCGAGCTACGACCGCGACACGCAATCATGGAGAACGTCGGAGCCCTTGTTTCCAGAGGATTGGATCGAGTTCTCGGGGAGTTTGCCGCGCTCGGGTACGATGCGGAATGGCAAGATATACGCGCCTCTGATGTCGGAGCGCCCCATAGACGGGAACGTATCTGGATTGTTGCCTACCCAGTGGGCAACTCCGACAGTGAACGACGCGAAGAACAGCCTCACGGACTCGCAGCGAGGGCGAGGGACTTTGACAGCGAACATGGTGGAGCGTCTATGGCCGACTCCACGAACGGCGGGAATGTGCGGAGGCACAGGGAACTGGAATCAGCTCAAGGAGAAGTGCGAGAACATCGAGGAAGCTCGCAAGATGGGTGCCGGGAATGGTGGGCAACTGAACCCGACGTGGGTCGAGTGGCTCATGGGGTACCCTCTCGGGTGGACAGGCTTAAATGCCTAGGGAATAGCATCGTCCCTCAAATTGCGGAACTAATTTTCGCCCAATCGACATTCGACGAATGGAGACGCCATGAAGAACAGCAACCTTAATCGAAAGACTCCCTGGGGATGGTACGGCAAGCGCACGACACCGCGAGAGCCCGGCGCTCCGAAGGAGAAGCGAGCCCCGAGGAAGCTAGAAGACCTATCCCACGGAGAGCTCGAGGACAAACTCGACGAAGCAGTATCCGAGTACGTCCGTCGAATGGCAGCAATGGATGGCGGATACGTTCGTTGCGTGACGTGCGGAGACGTAGGCCACTGGAAGAAGTACGACAACGGCCATTACGTCTCGAGGGCCTTCCGCGGTACCCGCTGGAACCTCAAGAACCTCGGCGTCCAGTGTCCCCACTGTAACCGCTTCCTCGGCGGCGTCCAGCACATCATGCGGGCGCACCTGGTCAAACTTCACGGCGAGGAAGCTATCTCGCACATGGAGTACGAAGCCACGCTTCACGGCGAGACCCGGATGAACCGCGTATGGATGATTGAGCAGATAGTCTACTGGCGGGCAGAGCTGAAGCGGATTCGCAAGGAAGGGCGCGGCGAATAGCCGGACAGGAGGAAATCATGGTATATCGAACATGGGAAGAGGCCGCCAGAGCATCGAAGGCCGGCAGGGCGGTATCGAGCATCATCAGGAGGCCCACGCCTCGCGGAGAGCTTACCGCGGTAATCGTTATGGACAAGAAGGGGAACTCTCATTATGCCTATGGCTCGGCGAACGGTATCAGGATACCCGATACCTACGGGAGACCCACGGCGAGCGAGATCGATTCTATCAGGGAGTGGAGGATAGCGTGAGCGTCCGAACTGTTCAGGAATCTATAGACCTACTTGAAGCCCATGAAGAACTCGGGATACTCACGGAGGAAGAGAGAGATCATCTTGATTTCTTACGGGTATATACGAGGATATTGGACTCTCCGAAGAGCAGCGAGCCACTAGAGGTGACAGAAGGGGAATATGCCGCAATTATAAAAAGGGCTTTCAGAAGAGCGAACGGAACTATCGGCTACAGCGAAAAAGGCTATCGCCTTATGTTCATGGGCCGGGAGATTAAGGAACGGAGGATAGCATGAAAGAGCGATCGATTATATGTAAAGACTGGGAAGTCCGCGCGATCCTCGACGGGCGAAAGACTATGACGCGGCGGGTGGTCGATCCACGATGGCAGGGCATCGAGAACGCAATGCCGATGCCCAAGGCGGTTGAATGCGCTTCTGGCGCTACAATGGAGTTTCCTGGGCGTACTCCGGGAGATTTTCTTTTCTACACCGACATGCCGGTTAGAGATGGGGCGTGGCAACCTGTCGGATGCCCCTACGGCCAACCCGGCGATCGGCTATGGGTACGAGAGACCTGGAGACTGCCAGAAGGAGCGCCCCAAGGATGGGTGGATTACAAGGCCGACGATACCCGTCAAGGATTCAAGTGGCGCCCCTCGATCCATATGCCCCGACGGGCTTCGCGCATCGATCTTGACCTTGTATCCGTCCGTGTTGAGCGCTTGCTAGACATAACCGACGAGGACGCGATTCAAGAGGGAATCACAGAGGTAGCCCCCGGAGACCGTTACCCCTATGGCGTACTAGGCGGGGACAATATACCGAGAGGCAAGACGCCTCGCGCTGCTTTCTTAGCCCTATGGGAAAGCATCAACGGTTGTACGTACCCAGCGAGCGATAACGCGTGGGTATGGGTACTCGGCATCCCGAGGGTTAAAGCGTAACCCATGCCCGGCCGTAAATGGACTGTAGAAGAACATCCTCAGAAGCAGAAGATCATCAAGGCCATTATAGCCGGGAAGCAATCGCTTCGAGACATAGGGCGACAATATGACATAACCGTCTCAAGCGTCAGTAGATACCTCAACGACAAGCTCATGGAGAAGGCCGCGGCCGTGATCCTGGAACAGGACAAGGAAGCCGGGAAGACCCTGATCGACGAGCTGATCGAGCGGGACAAGAGGGTCGAGAAGCTATTCGACGCTTGCGAGCGGTACCTTCAGGATCCTACAAACCCGAACGAGTACGACCTATTCCCGAGGGCATGGGAGATCAACGTCCAGTATCGAACCCAGGAGGAAGGCGAGAAGAAGCCGACCTACCACAAGGAAGCCCTACAGACGATCCTTGAGCGAATGGAGGACAAAGGCATGTCGCCGGTCGAATTAAAGTACCGACATGCCGACCCCCGGAAGCTGCTACTAGAGGCCGCGAACTGCCTCAAGGGGACGATGGAGCTACGGGCGAAGCTCGCGGGCAAGCTGGTCGAAGGCGGGGTCACGGTGAACATCAACCAGACCTTCACCGCGATCAAGGCGATCATCGTGAAGGCGACCGAGGGCTATCCGCAGGTCCGCGCCAAGATGGTCGAGGAACTGGCGAAGATGGAGGGAGAAGATGGACTATAAACTAGAACAAGCAAAGGCAATGCTCCCAGAATTGGACGGCGTATCAACGTTTATGGGAGTACAAATAGAGCAATTCGAGAAACCGGAATTGCTCAAGATAATTCAATTTTTAGGCAAGGAATTACAAGGACGGCAGAGCCCGCTCTTCGTTCAGAAGCAAGTCGTAAGTCTACCGAAGATTACCAGAGAGCAGGCTATGGACCTCGCCCAATCTATCGCCGACCTGTCGCAAGGCGGAAGCGCCGGGCATGTAGCGCTCGCCTTGTACGAAACATTCGGAGCGCATGATTGACCCCTGTCCTCCCCCTCCCCCGTAGAGAGCGGGCGGACTTGCTCTATACCCTGTCTCCGCTCAAGTACGCGCTATCCATCGGCTTCAACCCCTACGAGTGGCAGCAGGACGTTATCACCAGCGACTGGCGCTTCATATCGATCAACGGAGCCCGCCGAGGAGGCAAGTCGTTCCTGATCGGCTTCGAGCCGTGTCACCTGGCGCGATTTTTCCCCGGTTCCGTCGCGCTCATCACCGCCCCGACCGAGGCCCAGGCCGTCGAGGACATGCGGTTCGTCCGGGCCTTCATGCTCAACGATCCGAACTACCCGGAGATAGTCAGGTCATCGGACAGGCAGATAGAACTCGCCAACGGGTCGCGCATCATCGTGATACCGGCGACGGAGGTGTCAGCCCGTGGATACCCGAACCCTCACAAGCTCATCGTAGACGAGGCCGCCTTCGTAATGGACGTGATATTCGAGGACTGCCTCATACCGATGCTCAACGGAAACCCCCGATGTCGGATGCTTATTATCTCCTCGCCGCATGGCAAGAGCGGAGACCCCGGGCGGTTCTTCCATGATACGTTCACGGACAAGAACTTCGAGCGGTACGAGATTAAAGCGCCGTTCATGCTGGACCCTGACGATAGGACAAACCTCTTGCCGGCCGAACCAGAAGCAAGGTACCGCGTGCGCCGCGCGAAGGCGGGAATCAAGGCGTACTACTCGCCGAGACATACGAATTTCGAGGAGCAGCTATTCGCACTCAGCAAGCAGGGCGCCCTGAAGTACGCGCAGAACCAGCTCGCGGAATTCGTTGAACCAGAAGACCAGGTATTCAGCTATGACGAGATAGAGCGGATATTCTCGGGAGGCGTTAAACCATTGAACAGCGACATCGCATTGGCGCCCGTCAAGGCAATGATCTTTCCAGACCTTGAAAATTAGTCGGCATTGTGAAATTCTACAAGCGTTCACGCGCGTGAACACAGGAGGAAGACAGGATGAAGGTAATTAAGTTTAAAGGTAGAGCGCTAGACAGCAGCGAATGGGCCTATGGGTATCTTCTGTTTACCGACACGAGGGCTTTTATTCATCCAATTCGTAATGGGCTTGACTTCGGTGACGTAGACTTTGGATATGGTTTCATAGAAGTCGATCCGAAGACTGTAGGCCAATTCACCGGCATCGACGACAAAAACGGTACGGAAATTTACGAGGGGGATATCGTGAAAGCCGTTCGATCGTATGGGCCACTCGACCAAATCGCCGTCGTTGAAGCCGAGAGCCCCGTTGCCTGGAGCTGGGGCGAGTATTGCACTATCGGTGTGGCGCTCACGTTCAATCAAGATACCGAAGTCATCGGAAACATACACGAAAACCCGGAGCTGTTAGAGAAGTGAACGAATTCATGTCGGTATGGGACATCGCCAAGAAACGCGACTTCACCGCGGGTTTCACCGTGAAGCGGACGGCCGAGATCGTCAACGGGTCCGACCTATTGAAGTCTCCCGATCGCGTCCGCGTCTATGCCGACATCGTAGCCATCGACAAGTTCAACAACGTGCCGTATGTACGGACGGCGGACATCATCGAGTCGCGCATGAAGCATAAAGACCTGGCCCACTCATGCGACCTACTCGTCGACGGAACCGGAGTCGGCGCGGCCGTGGTCGACCTCTTGCGCGACAGGGGCTTGCGGCCTATCCCTATCGTGTTCACCGCTGGCGGACAGGTCCAGGAAGTGACCGCGCCGTTCGGGACGGTATTCAAGAACAGCCCCGGCCAGCTCGCGCCATTGAAGATCATCCGAGAGCTCCACGTACCGAAAGCCGACCTTGTGGCCGCGGGAAAGCTCTTGATCGAGCAGGGACGCATCCGGGTCGCCGAGGGCTTGCGTTGGGGCGACGACTTCAAGGCGCAGCTCATGGCCTTCCGTGGCAAGGTGAACGAGAAGGGCCGAACGAGATACGAAGCCGACAGCGAGGACGACCACGACGACATGGTGGTATGCCTCCTCATGGCGGCATGGTGGATTCTCCGGGGAGGGAGCAAGGACGAGGAACGGGTCATCCCGGCCGCGTCATCGCAAGCGGGCGACTGGGAGCCCGCAGACTACTACTAGGGGGTTACATGGACCTACAGAAGCCGAGGATATCCAAGGACGCCCTCGAGCACCTGGCGAACATCAGGAAGCAGTACATAACCGAGCGGCGCCCATACGTGGATTACTGGAAGCAGTATGCGCCGAAGGTGAATCCCACCATGTCCGACTGGGACGAAGATACGGCGCCCGGGCAGAAAGCTCTACCGAGCAAGAAGGACAACTACGACAACAGCGCGCAGAAGGCCAGCGACATATTCGCTAACGGCATGCAGTCCGCCGCGTTCGGCCGTACCGTCCCGTGGATCGCAACCCGCCCGGAAGACCTCGACCTCGCCAAGGACAAGCCGGCCGCCGAATGGCTTCAGCAGGCTGACAGAGCCATGGCCCTGGACTTCGCGCGGACGACGTTCTACGAGGAGGGCCGCGCGTTCACCAGGAGCGCGGCCGACTTCGCGACCGGCATCATGTTCCGCGACTTCAACGAAGCCCGCGCTATGCCTATCTATCACACCCTGCACCTGAAGCGTACCCTCATCGCCGAGAATGAATTCGGCGAGGTCGATACCCTCTTCCGCGACTTCTGGCTCTCGCCCTTCGAGGCTGCAAGGTTCTTCGGGGAGAACAATCTCCCCCAGGCCGTGAAGGAAGCGCTCAAGGAAAAGGACACCAAGAAGCGCAAGTATCTACAGTTCATCATGCCGAAGGACAAGTACGACCTCGATATCCAGGCGCGCGCCGGTAAGGAATTCTACAGCCTGTACGCCATGGAGGAGGACGGGCTCACGGCGATCATGGAGGGCGGGTACGAGACCCGGCCCTTCTACGTTTGGCGTTGGGCGCGCTCGCTCGACGGCGACGTATGGGGCGTAGACTCCCCTGGCATGATCGAGTACTCGAACATCCTGCAGGCCAACAGCCAGAAGAAGGATTTCGCCCGGCTCATACAGCTTGCGGCCCGCCCGCCGATCAAGGCGACCGAAGGCATGCAGGCCCAGGGCGTCCACATCGAGCCGAACTACAAGCATTTCATGCGACCCGGCGACGACTTCGCGCCCGTACCGATATCCGGCCCGCTCGACGGTATCATCGCGTCGATGCAAGACCTACAGAAGAGCATCCGAGAATCGTACTACACCGATTTCTTCCTGACCCTGACCGCCAACCTCGAGCGCGTGAAGACCGCCACCGAGGCGACATACATCAAGGGCGAACAGGCAGCTATGCTCGCCGCTATGTCCGGGCGCCTGACCGTCGAATTCCTCGAGCCCGCCGTCGAGGACATCTTCGCCCTGGAACTTCGCTACGGCCGGCTCCCACCTATCCCCGAAAGCCTCAAGGGCAAGAACGTCCGCGTCGACCTCATCAGCCCGCTTACCCAGCTACAGAAGCGGTACATGATGCTCAACGAGACCGACGAATTCATGGCGAGGATCCTGCAAGTTGCACAGGTCGACCAGAAGATCATGGACAAGGTAGACCTCGACGCATACGCAGACTCTATCGCCGAGGCGTACAACCAGGACCGGCGCGTCGTGCGCGACCTCGTGGACGTGCAGCGCATCCGTGACGCCAGAGACAAGGCGCAGGCCATGGCCGCCGCGCAACAGCTCAAGAACGAGACGACCAAGGCCCAGGCGTCCATGCTCTCCGCAGGAGGCAAGGCCGTCGAGCCAGGTAGCCCCGTCGAGGCCGCGATGAAGGGAGGGCAGGCGTGAGTCCATTTGCGTTTTTCATAGGGGTATTCTTTATAGCCCTCGTACTTCGCTTGGCAGAGAAAGCCGGAGACTTGCTTTACTGGAAAATACGCGTGGCCGTGAACAAGTACAAGCACAGGAATGACGTTCCGACGGTCGAGCGGATTCAAGGGTGCAATCACCATTTGCACTATGAAAATACCTACGGGGTGAGTGATGGCGTCAACGGACTGCCGAGGGTAGGGAAAACAACCGATTCAAGGGTATTGCCATGACCCCCTTGAAGATGACCCACGAGGAGAAAGCCCTCGCCCTCATCAAGATCGACAAGGCCATGACCACTCGCCAGACCTATCGCCATGTCTACGCCAGCGACGACGCGATAGCAACCATCGCGCAGATGATGGACGACGCAGGGTACTACTCTACCAATCCCGACACCGTGAACCCCCAGCTCATCGCCCAGGTGAATCGGCTTCTGAATTCCATAGGAGCGACCCACCCCTTGAATGTTTTCAACTTCGCGCGGGCCATCGTCAAGATCGCAGACGATGAAGACCTCCGCGAGCAACGAGCGGCCATAGTCGCCGCAGAGGAGGAATAGATGGACCCGAGACTGATGATTCGATACGCTCCCGATGACGGAGGCGGAGGCGGCGAGCCCCCGGCCGTGGAACCGGCTACCCCGCCCGCCGAACCCGCAGGCCCCCCGACGTGGCTAACTCAGGTATCCCCGGACCGCAGGGACAAGAAGGAGCTCCACAAGTACGCCAAGCTCAACGACCTCGTGGACGCGCATATCGGCATGGAGGCCAAGCTCGCCCGCGCCGTCGTCATTCCCGACCCCAAGACCGCGACGCCCGAGGACATGGCCGCGTTCAAGAGAACTATGGGCATACCCGAGAAGCCCGAGGACTACACCTTCAACGCGGACGCCTACAAGGGAGCTCCGAACATCGACAAGCTTACCGAGGCCTCGCGTACTCTCGCCGTGACCGCGGGTCTCACCAAGGGACAGGCCGGCAAGGTATTCGATTTCGTGGCCGGCCTCGTGAAGACCGGCACCGACGCGCAGACACAGGCTAAGGCGGAGACGCAGAAGACCTTCCCCGCCCGGCTCCTCGAGACCGTAGGAGGCGACGCGAAGAAGGCCGAGGAAGTCACGAACCGGCTGACCAAGTTCATGGCTACGGAGATCGGCGACGCTGAACTCGTCAAGGAGATCGCCGACTCCGGGCTCCTCTTCAACCCCCGCTTCGCCGCGAAGATCGCCGTGCTGTCCGCGAAGCTCGACGATTCGCCCTACGTGGACGGCAAGGAAACTACGTCACCGAAGGGGCCGGGGCAGTTCGGAGGTAACTACTCCGACGATTTCAACAGGCAGTTTGGAGGCAACAAGTGAGCGACCTACTCGACGACATCCTCAAGGGAATCCCCGCGCCCGCAGAGACCCCGCCCGCGACTGTTCAAACGGATGAACACCAGGGCGAAACCAAGTCAGCGATGAACTACTCGCCGGACTTCGAGAAGGCGTACGGCAAGAAAAGCTCTTGACGATTCATGCGTGAACGGTTATAGATAGGGTATCCGTTCATCCGTTGCAAAATAGCCAGTCCAAGTCGTGAGCGAGACGGTTCGGTTCCTCCCGTCAAGCAACCCGATGAATCCCGTGGAAGCCGGGAGCCAGTAGTGGGGTCGTATAGCGGCCAGTACGCCGGTCTCATAAACCGGAAACAAGGGTTCGAGTCCCTTCCCCGCAATCTCTCTACCGCGTATGCGGTACAGCGGCAAGCTGTACGGTACGCGCCGGTAATAGACCAGGATTTGACTGGCATCGAAACCGAGTAGGTAGTAGATAGCCCGCCTCCCACTGGGGACAGGACGGCGCTAAGAGACCCAACAGACAGCCGCGCAAGTCTTCTCAAGCAAGGAAGGTCATCATGGGCGTACTAGACGCAACCAAGATGCTCACCCTCACCGAGATCACGAAGCGCGCGGGCTACGACGGCGAGGCCAATGTCCTCGGCGCCATAGCGCAGCAGCTCGATATTCTCGATGAAATCCCGTGGTATCCCGCCACGCACAAGGACTATAACCGTCAGTTCCAGGCCAAGCGCCTCGGTTCTGGCGGCTTTACCAAGGTCAACGGTCCTATCGTCTCCGCATCGAGCGAAGGCGACTACATCCCCGAGCCGGTCAAGATGTACGCTACCGAATCAAAGGTCGACGAGAAAGCCCTCGCGGGCCTTACCGGCGAGGAAGCGTATCGCGTCCGCGACTCCGAGGATGCGATGAACCTGACTGGCATCATGCAGGACTGGGCCAAGCAGCTCATGTATGCCGACCAGGGCTCCGCTCCCGACGCCTTCAAGGGCTTCGCTTCTCGCCGCGCCTCTCTCTCCGCGCCTTTCACCACGGGCGCCAGCGGTACGGGCTCCGACCTGACGAGCGTGTGGACTTTCGAGTTCACCCCCGCGGGCGTCTATCTCGTCTACCAGAAGGGCGGACAGCCCGGCATCAAGAACGAGGATCGTGGCCGCTGGCGCATTCGCACCCCCGCGGACGACGGCGACCTATGGGCCTGGATCAGGTACTACGAGATATGGGCCGGCATCGTATGTCGCAATGAGCGGGCGATGAACCGCTACTGCAACATCGAGACCGCGGGTTCTTCGAACCTGTTCGACCCGTCCGTCTACCTCGCCAAGGTGAAGAACCAGCTTCCCTCGCGCGGCAAGAACGCCGTGTCCTTCGCCAATAGGACGATCCTCGGCCAGATCGAGGCCAACGCCTACAACAAGACGAACGCGGCGTACAACCTCCGCGAGATCGTCGGCTTCGGCCCCGTGGCCGCGGTCGGCGGCATCCCCTTCCGGTGCTGGGAGTCCATCCTCGACACCGAGACGGCGCTCACCTAAGGAGGTAAGCCATGCGTGATGCTCTATTGGATTTCGGCGCCATATCGCTCGCCACGAAGGATACGGCTGTATCGGCCGCCAACAGCATTAAGCTCGGCGCGATCGACTCCCGCTCCGTGTTCTCGTCCCACAGGACGGGCCGGGCGCAGGCGGGCTTCGAGGCCGTTTTCGTCCCGTCGGCGGATTTCGTATCCGTCGACTCGTTCATCCCGTTCATCGAGGACTCGGCCGACGGTTCCTCGTGGACGACCATCCTTACCGGCGCCCAGTGCGCAGGCGGTATCAAGGCCGGCGTCTCCGTCAAGATGCCGATACCTAACGACCACCGGCAGTACATCCGCGCCGGATGCACCCCCAAGAGCACCGGCACCTTTACGGCCAAGACCGTGAACGCCTGGCTCGAGGCCGGCCCGAACTGATCGCCTGCCCCCGGAGCAATCCGGGGGCTTAATTCGCAGAGGAGGATCGAATGAAATTCCAGTTTCTAGTCGACATCGGCGGCGCCCCGTACATCAGCGCCAGCACGATCATGGACCTGTCGCCCGAAGAGGTCGAGAAGTATCGGGGCAGGAACGACAACCACCTTCAGCCGATGGACAAGGAAGCGGCCGAGTACCTGGCCGGCGAGCCCACGGCGGAAGCCACGGACGAAGGCGAGCCCCCGAAGGAACCCACCCGCGATGAACTCATCGAGACGGCCAAGAAGCTCGAGATCAAAGGCGCGTCGCAGATGAATAAGGGCGACCTCATCGCCGCCATCGCCGCGGCTAAGGCGTAAACTATGGCGGACGTGCAGTACGGCAATTCATGGGTCGACATCGCGAACCGCGCGCTCGGCCGCATCGGCAAGGCGCGCATCGACACGCTGACCTCGGGCGACGAGCTCGCCCAGTACGTCAATACGTTTCTCGGGGAGGCTGTCGAGTACATCCTCTCCGCGCGCTCCTGGTCAATCGCTACCCGCATCGAGCTTGCCCGCTCCGCGTCCGCCCCCGTCTTCGGTTATTCCTACGCCTACGTCCTCCCGACCGACCATATCAATACCATAGCAGTCGCGACAGACGGTTCCCCCTACCTCCCCGAAGGATGGACCATCCTCACCGATTCGGAGACGGTATACCTCGTCTACATCGCCCGCCCCGCCGACCCCAGCATACTCCCCGGGTACCTCAAGAAGGCTATCTCGACCCACCTGGCCTTCCTTCTCTCGACCCCGCTCACCTCGTCGGACGCCCTTGCCGCCCGCATAGCGCAGGAGTCCGCCCTCGCGCTGAACGAGGCCATCACCGCCGACGCGAGGCGTCACGAGCCGGGACAAGCGGATCCCTGGTACGACGAGGCCCGGTAGATGAACCTGACCCTTCTACAGAACAACTTCATATCGGGCGAAGTCTCCCCCCTGCTCGAGGGCCGGATCGATTCGCCACGGTACCAGACCGGGCTACGCATGTGCCAGAACTTCCTTCCCATCAGGCAAGGGGGACTACGCAAGCGCTCCGGGACGAACTACGCGGGAACCACCCGCTCGAACTCCAAGGCCCGGCTCATCGAAGTGACTGCAACTTCCGGGGACTACTACATTATCGAGCTGACCGACCAGAAAGCCCGAATCTGGAAGCAGGATTTCTCGATAGATGGAGGCGGCAGCCCGACCGAACTCGTCACCCCCTGGAATACTTCGGCCCTGTTCGCCCTCAAGTGCCGAGTCATGAAGGGCATACTATGGATCGTCCATCCGTCGTTCGCCCCTCGAACTATTTCCCTATCGGGCGGCGTATGGAGCATCGCCACCCCGACGTTTACCGGGGACAGGACGTTCGCCGCTACAGACAAGTATCCCCGCGCCGTGTTCTTCCACGCTGGCCGCGCCGGTTTCGCCGGGACGAACGCCGAGCCGGTATCCGAATTCCTATCGCGCTCTCCTGTCGCCGCGACCGGCGCTGACCGATTCACCGACATGACCATGGGGACGGCAGCCGACAACGCTATCTACCTACAAGAGGCGGACATGAACGGAACATCTATCCGTTGGGCCATCGGGCAGCGCCGCCTCTTGATCGGTACCGACCGGGCGATATGGATGGATAACGGCCAGATGCCGACCCCGGCCACCTTCGACATGAATATCGTGTCCTACACCGGGAGCGCAGACGTACAGCCCGCGCTCCTCGAGAATACCGTACTGTACATCGGGCGCGGAGGTACAAGCCTACACGCCCTCATCTACTCCGAGGAGGGCGGCGGATTCGTAGACTACGACCTGTCGAAGGACGCCGAACATTTCCTTGCCTCGCCCGTCGTCGAACTGAAGGTCATGTCCTACCCCGACCCGATTGTATGGCTCGTCCGCACGGACGGGCTCCTCGTATCATGCACGATCGACTTCAAGAACGGCGTCGTCGCATGGGCTCGTCACCCCATGGCCGAGGAAGCAATCGTCGAATCCGTCGCCGTGGGGAGTACGTCGAACGAGGATGTCGTATGGCTGTCGATTCTCCGAGGCTCAACGCGAACGGTCGAGTACATGCGTTTCGCCAACCTCAACACCGCGCTTCAGGCCGACTTCCATTTCGTCGATTGTGGCCTTTCCTTCACGTACGGATCACCCACGGCTACCGTCACGGGGCTCTCGCACCTTGAAGGCAAGACCGTAACCGCATGGGCAGACGGCGCCGTCCTCCCCCCGAAGACCGTTGTTTCAGGCTCCGTCACCTACGACCGGGCCGTCACGAAAATACATATCGGCCTGACCCTGACGAGCAAGGCGCATACACTACGCCCCGAGGTTCCAGCGAACGGCACGTCGCAGGGCAAGCAGAAGAACATCGAGAAAGCGATTCTCCGTCTCTTCCGCTCGCTCGGAGGAAGTATCGGAGCATCAAACTCGAGCCAATTCAAGCTGCTAACCTGGCGATCGGGGTCAACGGTATGGGGCGCGTCTCCCGACCTGTTCACCGGAGACCTGACCGCGGATATCGTCGGTTCGCTAGACCCTGATACTACGCTCGAACTTGAACACACCGAACCGGCACCCTTCACCCTTCTCGCGATTATCTATCGCGTCGCGATCAAGGAGGTATAGATCATGGCAGGATTATCATTCGGCGGTACCGGAGTGGGAGCCTCGATAGGCACAGCGATCCTTCCGGGAATTGGAACGGCGATCGGCGCAGGCCTCGGCCTGCTATTTGACTTCGTAAACTGGGGGTCGGCCCAGGCCAACGAGGACGCCGCCGATGCGCTGTCAGCCAAGAGCGACGCGCTTTCATACCATACCGCGGCCCTTGAGACAAGCGTAGCGATAGAGCAGGCAAACAGCAACATATCCGCCTACGAGTCGTTCCTCTCGGCATTCCCGAACTATGCGGAACTCACGAAAAACTCGTATGAAGCGCAGAGTCGGAACGAATTCCGCGGGCTCCTAAACAACTACGCCATGGGTAACGTCGCCGCGGGCGCCTCGGGTCGCGTCGGCGGATCGGCCGGCCTTTTGACCGCTGAAGCTCAATCGGAGCTCGTCGACTACGCCGGCGCAGATATGGAGCTCGGCGGCGGGGACGGCGGCCGGTATGAAATGGCGCGGACCGAGCTATACGGAAACCTCACCGCCGAGGAAGAGCAGGCGCGAAGTCAGCTTGAAGTCTTGCGCTCGAGCCTATCTATGCTCGATGAAACCCTCGAACTCTACACTACCGCCGAAGCAGACGCACAGGAGCGGGTCGATGCGTATGAAACATCAGAAGCAGAAAAGGCCGCAAGGCGTGAAGCCGCGGCCGCCCGTCGAGAAGAATTAGCAGCATCCCGCTCGGAAAGAGGCGAATAATGCCCATACTACCGACCGTAGACTACTCCCCCCAGGCGAACGCGATACGCGGACTCGGCGCCGCCGGGCAGGCCAACTTCTCCGAGGAATTCGAGCGGATCAAGGCCAAGGAGGAGACCAGGCAAGAGGTATACGGAACCATCGTCGGAGCCTTCGAGGTAGCGTCATCGGTTTACGGAATCCTAGAACAGTCCAAGATGGAGAAGGGGAAGCAGGACGCTATCCGCTTCCAGTCCGACTATCGCACAGCCGTTCAGGAATCTATCCTCAACGGATCGTCGGCCGTCATCGAGGAAGACGGCCGGCAAATCCTCAAGCTCGACCCCTCGCTTCAAACCCTGTACGACTCGGAGACCGAGCGCATATCCAAGGAGTACGGCGGATTCGGCCGCGTGCAGAATTGGCTCAAGACCCAGGCCACGCAGTCCCAGGCTGAAAGCTCCGCATGGGCGAATAACGTGCTTCTCGACCAGGGCATGAAGGAGGCGCAAGACGCCTTCAACCAGAACGTCGATATGGCTATGAAGTCCTCGATAGGTAGCGAGGATATTACGCCGGTCTACGACGTGATCCAGTCAACGAGCCTCTTGACCCCGAAAGGCAAGGAGGCTCTATTCTCCAAGGCCCAGCGATCCTATGGAATAGGCGTTGCAGAGAACCGGGCCATCGCATCCACGCGCGAGGGCGGTCTCTCCGCGGGCCTCGCCGACATCGACGCGACGAGCTTTTCCGAGGACGAGAAGGCGTCCCTCCGCGCGTCCGTCGCCAATACCGTCAAGGCCGAAACCGCCGCCGCTTCCGACGCCGCGGTACAAGCCTACGACGAAGCCAAGAAAGGCGAGCGCTTCGTCGCCGATACCGCGATCAAGGATATCGCCAAGCAGTACCCCGAATGGATGCGGCCCGCGGTCGAGTCACAGCTACGAACCATGCAGAGTACCGAGAACTGGGAGCGAGAGATAAAGCGCTACGACACTGTAGGGCGCTGGAATATGGGCGACATCGAGGCACAGATAGCCGACGTTCGCAGTAAAGACAACCAGTATTTCCGTGGCGACGAGGAGACGAGAAAGAAAGTGCTCGACCTCTTGCAGACCCGTATGGCAGCGGCAGAATCGGGAAGCAGCGGCGCTTCCGACAAGTTCGGAGAGAATTACGTATCCGGCGTCATGGCGAAGTTCTACAAGAAAGAAATCAACCATCCCGAGGCTGTCCGTCTCTTGACTGGCGTCATGGATATTGCGCCGAACAAGGCCGGCCCCGCAATCGAAGAAGTCGTCAAGTACGAATCTCCCGAATATGCCTCGGCGTTCAAGGATGTCACCACGTTCATTACGGGATTAAAACTCGCTCCCGAGGAACGAGCACTTCTGACCTCGGTAGTACGCGACAGCCTATACCAGACCATGATTGACAATCCGAACATGAAGAATACCGACTTCGTGCAAGCTGGGAAGCAACTTGTTAATGTTGTGGCCGGCAAGGGTATGGACCTGTTGCGTAAGAACCTCATAATCCCCGGGTGGTTCGCCTCTACCGACGACCAGCTCGGGAGCCTACAGAAGACGCTCGATGCGAGCCCCGAGCTATCAGCCGCGCTCGTCTATACCGACCAGCAGGGCAACATAGGAATGAACACCTACACGCGAGCCTCTATCGCCCAGCTCCATGACAGGCAGCGCGCCATTGTCTCGGAAGCACTCCGCGTACCAATAGAATCCGTTGTGCAAACCTATGAGTCCGAGGGGCCGTGGGATATTACCGCACAGGCAAGATTCAGCGTCAAGGGTTCGGAGAAACCATTCTATTTCAAGGCTCCTGAAGGGAAGCTCGAGCTATGGCAGGGCAACGTCAAGCTGGCGTGGCCTCCGGTAAAAAAGAAGGGCGAGATCGCGCCGGTATCAGATGATTTCTGGACCGCAAGCGAATTCCCGGCCCCGTAGGAGCTATTGATGCCCATACCTGAATTTGCTGACACGATTAGTACCCCCGCCGCACCGAGCCCCTTACCGAGTCCTATTTCCGGCTCGTCGCTCATGCAAGCGGTTGACTCGAACGCGAAGGCTTTACGGGCAGGCGGGCAAGCCCCCAGGTCCACGCTTCTCGATTCGGTCGAAAAGGACGCCGTGGCCCTACGCCAGTATGAAGACCAGAAGCGTCGGGCCATGTATGGCATTCCTGTATCCGATGATGAATATTCGCTCATCTCCTCGGCAATCTCCCTGTCCGACGATCCAGACACGGAGCGCTGGAATTGGGCGAGCGCTAAAATGTATTCCCAGCGCCTTGGTATCCCGATGGAGAATGCCCGCGCGAATCTCGAGTCGATATCTCGGGCATGGCTTCAGTCACCGAATGTCACGAATGGGAAAGGGCACTTCGAGTCGATAGCCGACTCCTTCCGTGTTGGAGACCTCACCATGGACGCCGCCGCGCTGGCGAAACGATGGAAGGACACGGGCGGGCAAGATAAAGACCTCGAGCGCAAGATTGACGCTCTCTATGGCGAAATGGCTAAAATGCAGGATCGCTTCCCCCGAGGAATAATAGCCACCGCCTTGAAGTTCGGCGCGGAGTCCGCCCCCTTCATAGCACAGGTCATGGGGAAGGGGCTTCTAGCCGGCGGAGCCGCCGCCGCTGCGGTAGGCCTGGGGACCGCGGCTATGGGCGGCACCGCCGCAACGTTCGGGCTTGCCGCCCCCGTTGGAGCGGCCGCTATGGCATCCGCTCTCACGCTCGCCGCTTCCAAGACCGGCTCTTTCATGGCCTCCATGCAGATCATGGAAGCCCTGGATTATTACGACATGAGGAAGAACGGCGTTTCCCATGAAATCGCCTCCCCCCTCGCCATGGTCTCGGGCGGGATACAGGCGACGCTCGAATCGTTCCTTGGAAACGTCCCCGGGCTCCTCGGGAAGCTAGGCGGAGAGGCCATCACGGGCATATCCGGGAACGTCGCCAAAACGCTCTTGATTTCAGGAAGGGCCGGCGCGCTCGGTACGGCGATCATGGGATATGCCGGGGAGATAGTGGAGGAAGGCGCAGAGGAAGCGCTTCAGTCCATTGCGTCCGACCTCATCAAGAACGTCGCCGCTGGACTCGAGGGCAAAGGCTTGAGCCAAGCGGAGGCGGGAGAGATTGCCACGAACGCATGGGAGAACTTCAAGGGCGGCGCGCTCGCTTCTCTTGGGTACGGTCTCCCCTCGGCATTCATTGGGTACAAGGGTGCCGCGAGACAGTCGAAAGCCCTGAAGGAATATGCGGCCAGCACTGACCGCGAGACCTTCGTCGAGAACGCATCCAAGTGGAAGGATGTCGAGGACGTACCGGAGAAGCAGAGAAAGGCAGCTCTCGAAAGGATATGGGAGAAGGCCCAAAAGAAAGCCAAGGAGACCCGCGAGTCCGCCCCAGAGGGAGAGGTCAAACCCTTCAAGCGCACCGAGGCCGGCACCCTCTACACCGAGGAGAAGACTATCGAATCCTCCGAGGATGGCAAGGTCGAGGCCATCCTCAAGGTAGGCGACGCCGAAACGAAGGAACGGCTCGGGTACCTCAAGTACGAGATCACCGAGGACGGGATCGTCCTCGACAACGCCCGATTCAAGAAAGGCTACGAGGGCGTCCGCGACGAGGCGATTCAGGAGCTCGCCGCCAAGTATCCGGGTCTCCCGATTACCGCTTCGGACGGCGCGCCCGACGGTACCCGCGCCGCCGTGGATCGGCTCACAGCGGCCAATCCGCACGGAACCGGAGCGAATTGGTTCTCCGAGGGCGGGAACCCGGAGATCGAGAAAGCCCGCGCGAAGCTCCGCCTGGTCATCGCCGACAAGATGCCGAACGTGACCCCCGTCCAGCGCGAGGCCGCGATCCTCATGCACGAATTCCGGGCCAACGCCATGGGCATCGGATTCGATGAATACCTCAAGAATGAATTCTCCCCCGAGATCATCGGCGAGAAGACCGGCCGCGTCTCCGCCGCTCAGGGCCAGCGCGCCGGGATCCTCTTCACGAAGGGCGACCAGGAGCTTCGCATCGGGGAATTCGTCCGCGATGCGAAGGCCCTCATCATGACCACCGAGAAGTCGGATTTCGTATCGTTCGTCCACGAGTCCGGCCATATGTTCCGCAAGCAGCTTATCGGTACCGACCTCGGGATGAAGCTCGAGGAGGCCTATAACATCGTCGGCGGCCAGTGGACGCGCGAGCATGAAGAAGCATTCGTCGATGACCTTGTGAAGTACCTGTCCTATGGAGAGGCGAAGGACGAGCGCTTGAAGGGCGTGTTCCAGCGCATCGCCGAATGGATCACCCGCCTATGGGACAAGGTGCTCAAGCAAGCAGACATAGACCCCCGTATCCGGGCGGTCATGGACGAACTGTTCAAGAGCGACGTATCGCCCCTACAGGAGGCCGCCAGCACGTCGGTCATAGCGGAGGAGCAAGAAGGCCCGAGAGACGCCATAGCGGTACAGCAGGAGAGCAAGGAGGAAGTGCTATTCCAGAAGGCCGACCCCATAGACAGCGAGGCGTTCAAGAATTGGTTCGGAGACTCGAAAGTCGTGGACTCCGAGGGCAAGCCGCTCGTCATGTATCACGGGACAACCTCAGAGATTGAAGCTTTTGACCCCTTAAAGGCAGGGCAGTCTAACACGGTGGCAGGCGTTGGATTCTGGTTCACGCCCCAAAGAGAATTCGCGGAAAGATTTATTCAGGGGCTTTGGTATGGAGACAGAAAGCCGAACATCCTCTCGGTCTATCTTTCAATCAAGAACCCCAAAGTATTTGAAGTCGTAGAACCTAATGAATCGCTGATTAACGAACTTGAGGCTCAGATAAAAGGGATTGTTGACGAGGCGAAAACCCTCACGAATCAATATGGGTGGAATGCCCTCGTATTCGAGAAAATCACCAAAGAAGAATATGAGAGCAAAAAGGTCGAGATAGAAAAACTACACCAAAAAAAGAAAACCATAGAAGGGCAGATTGCCAAGCATCAATATGGCGACCCCTACCAACAGTTTAAGACAGACATATATGAACACGCAGGACAAACCGCCAGAGAAGCAAATATTGGCGGGCTGGGGATGGTTCTACAGAACCCAGAGGAGGCGCTTCAAAATTACCGAGAAAAGCTAAGGTCAGAAGGGTATGATGGTATCCTGATCAAAGGAACAACCTATGATGCCAATATCGCCGGCGGGCCGAACGACCAATATGTAGCCCTTGACCCGGAGCAAATAAAATCTATAGGCAATCGCGGCACCTGGGATTCAAACGATCCACGGATCCTCTTCCAGTACATCGGTGAACGCGCCGAGCTCGACGATATCGAGCGGCAGAACCTATCGGTCGCCAAGGAAATGGCGCAGTCCGAGAAGGACAGCGAGACCATCCGCCTTGCGACCGGATGGTTCAAGGGTAAGTACGACGGGAAGTGGAGGCTTGAAACTGATAGCCGCCTGGCGATAAAAAAGCCTTGGGGGGATACTTGGGATGAACTAGAAAACCTCATAGTATTCCCGACTCTCTTCAAGAAGTACCCTCAACTACGAAAACTACTTACCCGTTTTGAAAAGACCGAATCAGAGCCAACCACAAGGGGATCGTATACTAGAGCCGTTCCTAGCGATTTGACCTATAAAGGGCGGGAAGCAGAACTACGCATCAGTGCAACAAGTCGAGAAGAAGCAAAGAAAACCATTATCCATGAACTGCAGCATGCAATTCAGGATATCGAAGGGTTTTCTCGTGGCTCCGATCCAAAACAATTCAGAGATGAATATAAGCGCCTAAACGAACTAGTTGATGAATTGAATGCTGCCATGAAAGAAGCAGATAAGAAAAGCGACACGAAAAAGTATAACGCCTTAATGAATGAGCGCCAGCTAATTATTCCACGTATTCAAGAACTTCAAGGGAAAACCGGGATTGTCGGTCTTGATATGTATTGGAACACCGCCGGCGAGATCGAAGCCCGCGACGCGGCCTCTCGAATGGGCTTGTCGCCCGAGCAGTGTGAAGCCATCGCCCCGTATTCGAGCGAGAATATAGCGACGGAAGATGCCGTAGTACTGTTCCAGCTTGACGAGGAGACCGTTGGCAGGATCGAGGAAATGGATCCAATTAGAGTCACGACCCCCAGGCTTCCCACGGCTACTTCTGACGTTCGGCGATGGATGGTTGAGAGGTTCCGCACCTTCAGCAACGTCGTAAATAGAGATACCGGGCGCGAGGTGGAGCTCGTGATCAGCGCGGCTAAGAAGGTGTCCCAACACCTTGCCAAGCGCGATACCGCCGCCATTGTTTCAGACCTGCCGGAGATCGTTGAAAAAGCGATATTTCTGGATGCGGAGAAAAATCGCAAGCCAGATGTTAAGCGTATTCATGAGGCTCGACATTATGCGGCATGGATCGAGCTCGACGGGGAGCCAAGATTTGTGACCTTGACGACTCAGGTCTATCAAGGCCGAGAACAGCTTGACCAGCTCAAGAACTGGCAAGTTGAAAAGAAAGAAGCCGCGGCTGACCGGCTTATCGAATCCGGGGCGGCGGCTTCTTCTGTGGGGCATGAACCCCATAGGAATAGAATAGTAGAGCTTATCCGCAGCGTCAAGCCCGATTTCTTGTTTGAGGAAGAATTCGACGATACGACCCTCTTCCAGCTCGACGACGAGTCCATCAACGCTGAGGCTGCCAAATACGATACCTGGCAGGCATGGAAGGCCGACGAGGAGGCGACCTCCGAATGGATTACCGAGCAGGCCCGTCCCGGCGACCTTGAAGGGAAAGACCTCGACGACTGGTATCGCACCCGTTGGGAGGCGGTACGCGCCAAGGCCGAAGAGGAAGCGGCAGGCAAGCGCGTAGAGGCCCGGAAGGAAGCCAGACGAGGAGAATTCGCCGCGAGCATGGCGAAGGCCGGGGGAGTTGAAAATCTCCTCGCCTCGATATGGGACGCCGAGGTTCAGGCGTTCGACGTGGGTCAAGCTATGGACGAGGAGGAACAGGCCGAGATCGAGAAATCCGAGGAATGGAAGGTCGAGCTCTCCCGGCGCCTCGCGGATCACCCGCTTGTTCTTCTGTCCGCGCAGTCCGTAGGCCAAGGAAAGAAGCTCTCCCCCTCGACCCGTAAAGCTATCCTGACCTATATCCGCCACAATGAGATAGAATTCGCCGCGCTCTATGCCGAGCTGACCGGCGACCTCGACCTCGCGCAGTACGCCGAAGCCGGGCGCGAGAAGCTACAGTCTATCCCCGACCCGAAGCTCGAGCGATACGCCGATATGTCCATCGCCGAGCGTACCGCGCTCCTCAACAACATCAGCGATAAGGAAGTCCGCGACCGGATCAAGGCTGGCGAGTACGATGACGACTACCTCTCCGACTACGTGCGCCGCCTCGAGGAGTCCAAGAAACTCCTCACGAAGGAATCCGAGGACGCGAAGGCCGAGATAGAGAAGCTGGGCGGCAAGCTCGAAGCAGAGAGCGACTTCGCTCTCAAGATGTACGACCGATCCAAGACCGCGGCCAAGGCCCTCGAGTCGAAGGGCAAGGAGCTCGCGAAGGTCAAGGCCGCCAAGGAGCGCGTCGAGGCCGCGAAGTCCGCCTACGTGGAAGCCCTAGGATCCGCGCGCGACGAGTCCAAGCTCTCCGCGAAGATCGCCAAGAAGGAATACCTCGCCGCCCTGAACGAGGCCCGTAAGGAGGCCGCATTCCAGGCTCGCTTCGTAGCCGCCGAGATACGGGCGACCGCGAAGCTCCGGGCGCAGCGGGACGCGAACCGCAGGGCGATCATGAAGAAGCCCGCGAAGAACATCATATGGGAGAAGCGTCAGGAAATCCTCACGATTCAGGAATACCTACGATCGAAGAAATGGGAGTACATCGAGGAGCAGGACGACACCGGGAAGAAGCGCCGACGACGCGCCTACGACACGGTAGTCGGTGAGGACGGGAAGAAGCACAAGGTCCCCCGGTATACCACCGTACAGGCCGAGAACATGAAGGCCGCGCTCTCGATGCTCCTCCGCGAGTCTCCGAGCCTTATAAAGATCCTCACGAACGAGACCGTCGACCGGATCAACGATAAGCCCTTCTCCGCGTGGACCCTAGCCGAACTGCAAGACCTTCGATCCATAATCGACCGCATCGCCAAGGAAGGCCGAGAGGCCTATGACCTCAAGAAGATGATGGAGAACCGGGAGGCCTCCGCGGATCGGTACGAAATCGAGAACGGCATCAGAAAGAACAAGCGGTACAAAGCGCCCGCCGCCCATGGCTCCGAGGAGGAGAAGGCCATCCGAAAGAAGATGGAAGGCTTCGCGACCTGGGAGCTTCCGGCGATGAAAATGCGCTACTTCGCTCCGCTCCTGGACAACGGAATTGAAGGAGTGAATACGAAGCTCCTCGTCAAGGATGAGTACGAGGCGCGCCGCCAGAAGCAACGGGAAAAGGTCCGCAGGCTCCGCAAGGTGCAGACCCGTATGCGCGAGCTCAAGATGACGCAGAAGGAGCGTCAGCGGAAAATCACAATTCCCGGCATCGGCCCGGGCGCGACCGATGTCACGATGAGCGCCGCGCGCCTCGCTCACGTCTCCCTCCTCCTCCGAAACGATAAGGGCCGGGCCGCGTTTATCTACGGGAATCTATTCTCCGAGCATGAGCGCACGAAGATGACCCGCGACTTCCTGCAGGCCAACGGCGACGCCAAGTACCTGAAGCTTACCAGAGCGATAGACCAGAACCTCACCACTGGCGAGAAAGAGATCATCGACATGATCGCCGAGGGCTTCGGCAGCGCGGAATTCGACAGGCAGAACAAGGCCGTCATCGAACTGACGAACGAGGAAATGAAGCCCGAGAAGAACTACTCGCCCCTGTACCGCGAGGGCGCGTACTTCGAGTCGCAGAAGGACTCGATCATCGACTCGATGAAAGCCAAGTACGGATTCGTCGTCAACCCCGAGTCCGGCTTCACCATCGCGCGTATCAACATCGCCCCCGAGCATCAAAGCCCTGTCCGCGTCATGGACATCGTATCCATGTTCGAGGACGCCGTGGATACCCAGGAGCACCTTATAGCTTACGGCGCCTACGTGAAGAAGCTCCACGCGGTCTACCAGAACCAGCAACTATCGAAGGCCGTCCGCGAGGGAATCATACAGACCTACGGCAAGGACGGCATGGAGTACGTCGACAAGTACATCGGCGCAATCGCCAGCGCCGACGGCGATTCAAGCGGCCATACCCCAGGAGACAAAGCCCTGAAGAAGCTCCGCGGATACCAGGCCGTCGGCTTCCTCGCGTTCCGCTGGACGAGCGTCGTCAAGCAGCTTATCACCTCGCCCCTCCCGTACATGGCCTACGCCCCGAAGGAAACCCTCGCCGCGGCCTTTGAGGCCATAGGATCGGGCCACATGCTCAAGTTCATCGAGGAGATCGAAGGCAAGAGCGAAATGCTTCAATCCCGCACCATCGACCAGCTATTCGAGGCGATCAAGGCGATGGACGCGGAAGGCTGGGAAGGGCTCATCAAGAAGATCGGCACCACGGGCATGAAGGGCCTTGAGTTCGCCGACCGAATCAGCGTCGCGATAGGCTGGAAAGGCGTCTACGACAAGGAGCTCGCCGCCGGCGCGACAGAAGAAGACGCGATCAAGAAGGCCGACGACATCACCTTCCAGACTCAGCCATCCGCGAACCCCGCAGACTTAGCCCCTATCTACCGCGATATGAACGAGTGGAAACGTATCTTGCTCATGTTCACCTCGTCCCTGAACACCGTCTACAACAACATCGCCCATGGCGTCCCGAAGGCCATCCGCGAAAAGGAATACGGTCAGGCCATCGGTATCGTTGCTTCCTACGCCATCGCCGGGACGCTCCTCGGCGCCTTCGCGAAGAGCCTCGGGAAAGACCCTCCCCCCGATGACCCCGACGAATGGTGGAGGCAATGGCTGTTCTACTCCATGACCCAGTTCACCGATTCGGTCCCGCTCATCGGGCAGGAATTTACTGGCGTCATGAAGCGCATGGTCTCGGGCGACAAGCGATTGCCGTTCGGCGAGGACACCCTCCCCACGGTCTCGGCGATCATTCAGGGATTCGATTCACTCAGCAAGGGCGATATAGAAAAGGCCGCGCAGAACTTCGCCGAGGGCGTGGGACTCGCAACCGGAATGCCGACTCTCGCGATTGAAGAGTATGCAAAGAATCTAGGCTCCCTCATCGAGGGGAAAGGAGATAAGCAATGAGCCTCGGACCTACACCAACAAAGGTACAGTTCGACCTATCCGGGGGAGCGGTAGCGAGCTATCCGTTCAGTTTCAAGTTTTGGGTATCTTCCGAAGTCAAGGCGGTTCTCTCGACCTCCTCGGGAGACGTAGACCTCGTGGAGGGATCGGACTTCAGCGTATCCTCCCCGGGGGCCGGGGGAACCCTGACCCGCATCGGAACATGGCCGACCGCTAACCGTCTCACGATATACCGCGAGATGGAATTGTCGCAAGGGACAGACCTCATCGACGGAGGCATTCAGGCCGCCGAAGTCTATGAAACGATGGTCGACCGATCGGTCGCCCTCACCCAGCAGATCGACGAGGTAGTCGGGCGCATCGTGCGCTTCCCGGTCTCCGACCCGTCGAACTCTCCCGACATGCCGAGCGCGGAAGATAGAGCGTCGAAGTATCTTGCCTTCGGAGCTAATGGCGACCCGATAGCCATAGCTGGAAGCGCCGGGCCGTACCCTGTCAGCCCGTACATGGCGGCCGTCCTCGACGATGCGAACGCGGCCGAGGCTCAGGCCACCCTCGCGCTACAGGGAGCCGTCGCCGCGCATCTTGCGATGAAGGCCTTCATCGAGAGCAAGGGACTGACCTACGATATTAACGACCTTCCGAAGCTCAACTGGGCCGCGAATATCGCCGACCGCCACAAGCTCGGCGAACTCGTTCCCATGATCGCCGAGTCTCTTCCGGTAGACTACGCCGCCTCGTCAATGTCAGGCGACGAGTACAACCCGGTCATCCCCCTCAATATCGACCAAGATATTTCCCTCGCTCATTATCCTCTCGCCAACCCCTACCTTCGCGGAATCAAGGCCAAGGTACTCGGCGTCACCGACCACGCCGTCACCGTGTCGGGGTCGAGTGTTACCTTCCCGAACACACCCGCCGCGAACGCCCTCCTCAAGGCGATCACCGAGGACGCTATCGTCTCGAACTACCTCAACACGGGCGAGCCTGCGAACTTCGCCAACGGTACAGACTTCACGACGGCCGCGACCCAGCGAAGCCTTGATATCGCCGGAATAAGCTACGCGATAACCGGGATCAATCTCGTGACCCGAGTCGCCACCGTTTCAGGCTCGCCAGCTACCGGAGCGCAGACCGCTATCGTCTACACCCATCGGATCGCAGGATCGACCAACGCAAGGATATGGAAATCGTCCGGCTTTGTCGGCGTAATCGCGGGAGACGCAGGCGGGGAAGTGATCGGCGGGTTTAGGAAGATGGATAGAGGACAGGGGCACTGGCATACGCTAATACGTCAGGGCGTAACATGGAATGTCGAAACCAACAACGCCTCATCTGGATCGGCGGTTTCCGCTGTTTCTTTAGGCAGCGCCAATACTAACGCTGGTACGATTATCACCGACAACCAAAACGGCACCCCCCGCACCGGCAAAACCACCGACCCGCGAACTCTCGGCGTACACGAGTATCTATGGGCCGTTAAATACGTCGCATAAAGGAGAACCAAGATGATCCATGTTTGTATCTACAACGAGACCACGAAAGAAATCGAAGGCGCCGAATCCTACGACAACCAGCCCGACGCATACGAGCGATGGAGCATGTACGAGGTCGAGTGCCGAGGTAGAGGCGGCGATGCGTGGAAGCCGTACTCGGGCGACAAGCCCTTCGAATTTCCGCCTCTTGCCGCCACAGAAGACGATCCCGATGCCATTCCTACGACCGCAGAAGTGGTCGAAAATCAATCTATCGAGGAGAACCCCGATGCGTAAGTTCCTGTTCCTTCTCGTGCTGGCCTTCGCGGCTTGCACTCAACCCCTTCCCCCAGTAGTCGAACCGGACAACCCGCCTGCTCCTGTCCCAAACGTCCGCGTCTACACGAGCGCATGGGAAATCGTAGCCGAGGAGTACATCGCAAGTGCCCGAGACTTAACGAGCGCTGACGCTCTCAAGGAGTCCGTCGATATTTACAATTCGACTCATACCGACGACCAGCGATTCTTCGTCGAGGGCGAGGAGGTCATACCCATCGAGGAAGCCCCGAACGTCGATGCCTGGATCGTAACACGCGACACTCATGCCATACTCTCAGAATACCTGGACTGGCCCCGGGTCGACCTTGTGGAACGACGCGATATATGGCGGTATCAGGCCCAATGCGACGGAGGTGTCCTGTACGTTGACAATATCCCGCCCGCCCCCATTCCTACCGTCGATGAGCGGCCTGTCTATGAGAAGTACGCGCTGTATCTCGTCACCGCCGACGGCGTGATTCTGTACGAAGAGCATCCGCTAACCGAAGAGGAATTCATTATCAGGCGGGATATCTTCGAGACCCAAGCCCGATCAGACGGCAACGGCGAGTACGTCATCGCCGGCAGACTGTACCCGTAAAGGAGAAATAAATGGAAACGTGGCTGTCGATCACCTTGGCTATTATCGGAGTAGGCGGCGGAATCGGCAGCCTCGTTATCATCGGTATTCGCGTCGGTACACTACAGGCCCGTGTCGAAGATACGGCACAAAAGGCGAACTCGCTTGAGACATGCCTTGATGGACTCGCTACCAAGGAACAGCTCAAGGTTCTCAGCGAACGAGTGGTCGAAGATCGCAACCATGACAATGCCCGTTTCGCCGAACTCTATGAAGCCAGAAACGACATGAAGGGCGAAATCATCGAAGTGGCCGCATCGCTCAAGGCGGTATGCGACCGCTTGGAACGGATCGAGCCGAAGCTCGACGAACTATTGCGGAGGGGAGCATGACTACCGAATACGAAGAATCGCCTGGCGTAGTATCCATGATGCGCGTCGGGGTCGCCGTCTCACTCCGGGCCGGCGCCGCGCTAATTGCCGCGAGCGTCGCGTCAACCGGGGCGATGATCGCATTGAACCGTCCAGAACTCGGGACGATCGCTCTCGGCCTCGCCGCTTCAGGCTCAGGTCTCATCGCGGCCGCGCTCGGGGCGAAGGGCTGGCAGGCGCAGGCGGAAGCCCGCGCCGGAAAGTAGGATACCATGAAAGAGTACGACGAGCTTGTCCGTGACGGCGGTAATGGCCTAGACTTCCCCGCCGTGAAATTCCGCGTCGGAGCCGCCTTCACATGCGACTTCGGCCTCGATGGAACATTCGACGAGCTCCGCCTTCACGCCGCTGTCGACCGCGGCCCCGGCCCCGTGTACTCTCCCTTCCGCGGCATGGCGACCTTCAAGAAGGATTACCCCGAGCGTTTCGGGAACCTCTTCACCCTCTCGACTCCATATGGATTCGACATCCGCATCGGGCATTTCGAGGAGATCGACGAGCCGGTCATGCACATGATCCGCGCCGGCTATCCGATCCACGCCGGTATGTACCTCGGCGAGGCGGGCCGCGCTGGAAAGGTCGCAGGAGCAGACGGCCGGCACACCCATACCGAGATCGTATCCCAGGAGCGCACCTGTCCGGCTCTCGACCTCGTTCTCGAGAAGAAGATCGGCCTCGGGTACGCGGATCCTTATGCGGATGCGGAGGTGGTCGAATACTGCGACGGCCAGGGCTTCAAAGGCGAACCGCTCATGGCCTACGCTGCACAGCGGATCGCGCGGAAGGTCGAGCGGATCAACGATTTCATTTGCGACCGGATCGACTACCTGACCGGCCATCCGCGGCGATTCTACTCGTCGCAAGTACTCTTCGGAATGTAAGGGGGCTCCATGTGCAGACACGATCAATCGTCATCCTGGTGGCTTGTGGCACTCTTTCTCTTGGTGGCGCTCTTTTCGGCGCGTACCGTATGGGGACAAGAGACGAGCGCATCAGAAGCGCCGCCGCTATCGCTGTCGTCAACGCCGAATTCAGCCAGTACCGAGAGTCAGCCGACCGATCCATGGGAGAGCTTCGACTCAGCCTGGACGAGTCTCAAGGACGAGCTGCTTCAATCAGCCGAGGACTCGGAGAAGCTATCGAGATTGCTGGAAGGACTACAGACCGAAGCAAGCGAATTGCGATTCTCGTTAGCGCTATCGATTCAGCAATACGCGGACTCCGAGGCCGCCCGGATGATTGAGCGCGAGGCGGCTGAGAAGCGGGTCGTGGACGCGATCCTACGAGGCATCGAAGCGGAACACCAGCGGGACCGCGCGCGCCTGCTGGCGGCAATCCTTGGCGGACTGGCGGGGATGATAACGTCAACATACTTTCGCACATTTGCGGCGGCGCCCCCATCCGGTTATCGCGGGCTACGCGTCCAGGATCTCGACGGTGACCATGCCGTTGAGCCTGCTCATGTCCATGTATCTCCG